TAAAGAAACAACAACCACGACTGGCACTGGCACATACACACTAGCTGGTGCAGTTACTGGTTTTGAAACTTTTGGTCAGATAGGCAATAGTAATACTACATATTACACATGCACCGACGGCACGGACTTTGAGACAGGCATTGGAACTTACACCGCCTCTGGCACTACATTAGCTCGTACAACAATCTTGCAGTCCAGTAATTCAGATGCTGCGGTGAATTGGACTTCAGGAACTCGTACAATCTTTTGTACTTTGCCAGCAGAGAAGATGGTTTTCTTAGATGCTAGCGGAAGTATACAAGGTTTTACAGAACAGGATCCAAACGCCTTGGCGTTTGCAATTGCATTAGGATGAAGACATGGCAAACGCTTTTAAAACATTTACAGACACAGCGGTAGGTACGGCAAACGCAGACGTTTATACCTGTCCATCGGCTACAGAAACAACCATCATTGGTTTGAATATCGCAAACATTCTTACCGCTACCATTACAGTCAACGTACAGTTAATTAACAACGATGGGGACAATGTGCACATTGTGAAATCTGCCATTGTTCCTGTTGGCTCGTCTTTAGTTGCAGTGGGTGGGGATCAGAAGATCGTTATGAATGCAAGTGATATTCTGCGAATTACTGCAAGTCAGGCTTCAGCCGCAGATGTGACGTTGTCAGTTCTGGAGATCACCTAGTGCCTATTAGTAAAGTCGTAAATACCGGAGTTTTTGGTCTTGATGTAGACAGCACTGGTCTTGTGACTTTGACTGATGTTGAGATTGATTTGTGGAGACTCGGGGCTGACTTTGGAAGTAATGCAACAATCACTGGTTGGGTAAGACCAACTTACACAGGTCATGGTTATGGTGGGACAGGCATGACTGAAAGCAGTGGTGTTTTTACATTTCCAAAAACAGGATTGTATAAAATAACGGGTCAGTTTCGTTTGTCACTTGACAGTGGTGAGACAAGTGCGGGATGCATTATTCGATTAAGTACAGACTCAGGTGCTAATTTCACTGAGATAGCGGGTGGTTTTGAAAACAGAAACAACAACGCTCACGCAGGGACGCATGTTTTGGTTAATGTGACAAACATATCTACTTTTAGAGTTGATGTACTAGCAACCAGTTTAGATACATCGGCGGGTAATACGGTTACTGGTCATGCAACTCGCTCTGATACCAGTATACTTTTTGAACGCATCACAGCCAGTCAGTAGGTAAGCAAATGAGTTATTTAGGTGGCGCACCCGCAAAATCGATAGCAAGTCCAACCAGTCAATTTTTCAGTGGTAACAACTCAACAACCACGTTCACACTAAATCGTTCTGTGAACGTCCCTGAAGATCTTGAAGTTTTTGTAAACAATGTCCAGCAGGAGCCGGGATCTGGCAAGTCATACACAGCCGCCGGAACGACGCTGACCTTTGATGCTGCGCCGGGTTCTGGAACAAACAATGTATATGTCGTATATCGTGGATTGTCTGAACGTGCTATTCGTCTTGAAGCCGACAACGTCAATGCAACTGTTTCTGGCGCGCTTTTTACATCAGGCTCTAACAAGACAAAAACAGATTTATTTCAAGTAAACTCACAAACTGTATCAAGTGATGTCACAATTGCTGCTACAGAAAATGCCAGCATCACAGGTCCTATAACGGTAGCCACAGGCGTAACAGTAACTGTAGCCACAGGCGGAACATTGGTAACACTATGAGCACGGTAATAACAGCTACAGTAAGAGCAAACACCCTTGTAGCAAATGATGGTGTCAGCGCTACTACTCTCACTAAACAACATGCTGCCAAAGCATGGGTTTATTTTAGCACTGCTGATAATCCGCCAAATCCAGACGGCAGTTTTGGAGTATCTAGTTTAACAGACAACAGCGCAGAGGTTGAAGTAAATTTAACCTCTGCAATGTCTGATTTGTTCTATTGCCCGGTAGCAGGGGGCGGTCATACTGGAAGCACAAACCCTTCTAACAGAAGCCTTGCAGTCATTGTCATGTCAACCACAAAAGTCGATAGTGAGATTTATACTACAGCTAACAATCAAACCACTGGGCAAAATCACATTGCGGTTTTAGGAGACCTAGCATGAGTGAGATTATTACAGACAAGCTCACTGGCAAGGCCACTGCTAAGACTGTTACTGTGACTGTTGGCGCTACTGCTACACAGTCTTTGGAAACTGGCCTTGTTAAAGCCTTTGTTCATTTTGACCAAACTGACCAGATTGCAGACGCAAGCCTGAACATAAGCTCCATCACAGATCAGGCTGTGGGTCAAAGCTTTCCAAATTTTTCCAATTCATTTTCAAGTAGTGAATTTTCGGCTACTGCTGGTCAAACTGGTTCCTCCAATGTTGATGTACTAATTTCTGGGCCTAATTTGACCAGCCGAACTTTTATTCGGATGAGAATTAGTGGTAGCGACACAGACATCCAACAAGTGTCTCAAATTTGTTGCGGGGATTTAGCATAATGGCTGGTAAGATTGTAGCAGATACCCTAGAACACAGCACTGCTGGATCGGTCAATACGACACATGTGGTGCTAGGTTCTACCAAAGCGTATTCTCTGTGGGACATGGCAGACTTGTCTGGCACAGGCGGGACAACAGGTATCGACACGTCATTAAATGTATCTTCGATGGATGATGACGGAACTGGAGATTTTGGTATGAATTTTACAACTGCGTTTACAACTGCAAATTATGTAGCGGTGTCTGCGACAGGAAATGGTGCGAGGAGAGTTTTGACAAGGTCACCAACAGACACTGCAACGCCGGGCGCGATGGATGGATTAATTAGGAACGATAGTAATAATGCCGCAGACGCAGTTAGTTGCTCAGTGGCATGTAATGGAATTTTAGCATAATGAAGACACCAGAGTTTCAAGGCACACATTTGTTTGATCGCTTGTGTTGGGCGAAGGAAAACCTTGAGCCATATCAGTCTGAGTATCGAGTTGTGTATGAAGACAAAATAGATGAGTGCGCCAAGATACTTGTGCCTGATCCAAATTGGATGGCGTGTGCCTTACAGGGTGGTGTCTTGCCGCCAGTGTGGGTTTACTGGGAACTGGCGAAGGATGAAGCACAACCAGACTTTAAAAAGCATACTCGTGGTTATTTGCTCCACAATACAGAGCCTGTTGAGGCAATGACAGAAGAGCAAGCAATTGAGTATTTAATAATGAAGGATGTACCACAGCACGTTTGGCGCGAGTGGGATAGCGGTAATAAACCAAAAATGGTAATATGCCGCAAGGAACAGCTTCCAGCGACTCGTGAGTGGCGCAACGCTTGGAAGATTAGTGAAGAGTTAGCCACAGATAAAACTGTAGCCGCATAGGAGACTACTAATGACCACATATATCGTCGATAAAGACGGAAATCAGATTGATGCTTCAAAAGCTAAAGTTCCATCTGATCGTAACTTCAGAGGTGCATGGACGCTTTCTGGCACAACCATTACAGAGGATCTGACAAAAGCAAAGGAGATCTTCAAGGACAAAATCCGTGAGGTACGTCAGCCATTGTTAGATGCAGAGGATGTTGTGTACATGAAAGCGCTTGAAGCTAACGATGCCACTGCAAAGACTAACTCTGTAAAAAAGAAAAAGGCATTGCGTGATGCACCCGCTGCTTCTGCTATTGATAGTGCTGACTCTATCATCAAGTTGAAAGCTGCTTGGGACACGAGTCTATTAGGTGACAACCCTTACTCATAGGGGGGCACAATGGCCCTTAGTAAGTTAGAAGCAAATATGGTGGACAACACTCAGGAACTAACTGACGTTAATATTGTGCGCCGTAATGGTCAGACAATCTCAACTGACCTTACCATTGACGCTGACCAGAATGGTCTGAGCGCGGGTCCGATTACCCAGAATGCCACCATCACTGTTAATGGCTACTGGAGTATTGTCTGATGTCAAGTGTACTGAATGTGGATACTATTGCAGCCAAGAATGGCACTGGACCCGTTGCGTTAACAAAGCAAGAAGCGGCAAAGACGTGGTGTCATTATCATCAAATTAATACTCCAGCAATAAAGCAATCATTTAATGTTTCTTCAATTGCTGACACTGCAACTGGATTGGCTACGCATTCTTTCACAAATAATTTTTCTTATATAGATTATGCATGGAGCGGAGTTTGTTGTAATCAAAATACCTCAATTACCCCAGCAGGTGCGTCTTCGCAAATGGGTGGATTGTATGTAAGCGGATCATATCCACAAACAACTTCTACAATTCCTCTATATTCACTTATTAATAGTAATACAACAGGCGGTGGCGCTCCCACAGATTTTTCTATGGATATATTTAATATTCACGGGGATTTAGCATAATGGCTAGTATCTTAAAGGTAGATCAACTGCAAGGTATCGCGGCGGCTAAAACGATTACCGTGACGGTTGGTGCCAGTGCTACACAGTCTCTAGAACAGGGATTGGCAAAAGCTTGGGTAAACTTTAATGGAACTGGAACTCCAGCTACTAGAGATAGCCTTAATTTTTCAACCATTACAGATTCTGGAACAGGAATTTACGAAATTGCATACACTAGCAACATGGGTAACGTAAACTATGCAGTAACATGTGGGCAGGAATACGATGCTGGTGTTCACAGTGCTTTAACTTCATTTAATTATGACGATGCTGGAGCATTGAGTACTTCTGAACTTGCATTGAAAACATCTAAAGCCAATGATACGGCATTAATAGATTCAAAGTATGTGATGGCAGCTAATCATGGAGATTTAGCGTAATGGCAAGCGAACTGAGAGTCACCACTATTGCCAATAATGCTGGCACCGAGTCTGTCAATACTACCTATGTGATTAATGGAAGTAAGGGTTTTTGTAATTTTAATCATGGCACTGCTACACTTGTAGATAGCCTTAACACAAGTTCTTTGACGGACACATCTGCTGGAAAGGGAGCTATTAACTGGACCAGTGCTATGAATGATGCAAACTATACTTGCACTACAGGCACAGGGACCGTTAATGGAACTACTGCTTACGCAGTTTCTTTGAATGATAATGATGCATTTGTAACAAGAACATCTTCGGCGTGGTCTTTTCTAAGTGGCTACGCTGGTGCATCGTCTGCTGCTCTTTTTGACAGTAATGAGTCTATTTGTGCTGCGTATGGAGATCTTGCGTAATGGCTTACATAGGTATAGACCCAAATGTAGGTGATATTGCTTTTCAGAAATTTGCAGGTACTGGATCGGCTACGTCTTTCACCTTATCGCAGAATGTAACAAGTGGTGAAGCCATACTTGTGACGGTGGGTAATGTGCTTCAGGAGCCGGGAGCTTCTGCTTCGTATACAGCTAACGGGACTACTCTTGAGTTTTCTGAAGCGCCTGCAAACGGTGATGATATTGTTGTTCGATTTTTAGGTCGTGCAGTTGATCAACCTTTATCCTTTGCCATGCAGGTGTTTAAATATGTCGCAACATCGAATCAAACAGCTTTTACCGGAGCCGACAGTGCGGGTGCTATTTTAGCTTTTGGAAGCGATGTAGATGTATATTTGAACGGAGTGCATCTTGATACTACAGACTTTACATTAAGCGGCGGTGATACAGTCACTTTAGCATCTGGAGCTACCGTGAATGACGAACTTGTTGTTCGTGCGTTTCGTTCGTTTGCTGCAACGGACACGGTTAGTAAAGCGTCAGGCGGTGCTTTCACAGGTGCTGTTACAGCCACTGGTGGGTTGAATGTAGGCACAATTAAAGATGCATCTGCCACATCAACCGCTATGACAATAGACAGTAGTGGACGGGTAATTTTATCGGCTATTCCATATATTCGTTTGGAGGTTACAGGAACTCCAAGTACGGCTATTGGTTCCGACAGTATTGGCATAATTCCCTTGAACAATGTTATCGCTTCACGCGGCATAACGCATAATACATCGACTTTTGCATTTCAGGTTCCTGTGGCTGGTTTGTACAATTTTCAGGGTGGATTACGCTGGAACAGTTCAAGTGCTAACTATCTCTGGTGGAGAGTAGCACAAACCGATGGCACCTTAGTGCAAAATGTTCTTGTGATAAACACTGGTACTACTGGTAGTTTTATTAGTTCATTTGGTTCAATTATTCTACCGCTGGCAGCTTCTACAGATTACAGAATAGAATTTGGCGACGGCAGCGCCAGCACCACTACCAGCGTGCAGGGCGGTCAAAGTTTTATGACTATTCATTTAGTGGGTGGGGCTTGACATGAGCAGAGCAAGAAACGTAGCAGATTTAATCAACGATATAAGCGGCTTTCCGTCTGGCTATGTGGCGTCAAAAGATGGCAACAATGATCTTGTCATACGTTACAATGATACGACAGATGTGTTCAGACTTACAGATGCAGGTGCCCTTGTAGCCAAAGATGAGATTACAGCTTTTGGAACACCATAATGCCTATCGCTTCTACAGGTCCGATTACTTTTACTAATTTACGGACAGAGTTTATCGGCGGCAGTGCCGCTATAAACTTTTCTGACCTGTACCGTGGTGGAGCAAACTCCTACATTAGAGCAAAGGCTGGAAACAATACCGCTGTAAACCTAGCACCGAATGTGCCCACGTCGGGTGCTATATCTGTTGGTAACTTTCGTGGGGCATCTAAAGGTTTTAGATTTACTTTCACTTCAAATGCAACGAACCAAGATGCATCAGCGATATTCGGTGATGACTATGGTGTTGACTACCCCAAAGAGATCGTGATCGATAGTGGTGTAGAACTTGGTGGAACTTCGGCATCACAAGAGGCACTACAGATTGAT